GCACCTACGGTATCTTGTATAACTTCTGTCAGGTCTATATTTGCAGTTCCGTCAAAAGATACACCATGAATAGTTCTTGCGGTTGCTAACGCTGTAGCTGTGGCCGCATTTCCTGTGATGTCTGATGATGTTAAAGCAAGTGTTCCTGTTGTGGCTGGTAAAGTTAAAGTTATATTGCCGCCAAAAGCAGAGTGAGCTGGGGCCTGGAGCCTGGCGTAATGTGCGTTTGACGACTCACAATAAAAGTCTATATAAGATTGGGTTCCACCGTTTTTGATAGATATAGCGCCCTGGCTTATTTGTACGCCGTTTGTGGATCCGCCGCCAACACCTAAAGAAGTTGTAATCTCTGTAGCAGCTGGCAAGCCAATAGTTATTGTGCCTGAACTTTCTGCGACTTCTACTTCGTTAGAAGTTCCTGAGAATGTAATAGTTCCGCCAAGTGCTGTTGCCGTTGTATTGCTTCCATCACTAACTGTAATTGATGAGTTAGCTAATTTAGAGTTTGCAATAGAGCCAGCTAACATTGAGTTTTCTACAGATGTGCCAGCTATAGTTGCAGTCAAAGTGCCACTAGCTAAATTAGTAAGTGTGACGTTACCTGTAAGATCACCGCCTAGTGTAATAACAGGTGATTTATTAATGGTGACGGCGGAGGCAATGTCCCCGCCATCGATGTTCAAAGATACGCCCGTTCCTGTGGCGCTAAAAATTGCGTCAAGAGCATCTAAATTAGCATTAAGTTTCTGACCCCAATTAGTAGAAACATCTAATTCTGGTTTTGTAAGCGATAAATTTGTTGTTGTTGTATCTGCCATTATGCTGACGCCTGCCTATCTAATTCTGTATATGATGCGGCTGTTACGGTCTGTTCCGTCCAAATGCCATCTGCAACAGTTAGTTCTGTGTAAGTTGCGGCTGCCACATCCTCAGGTTCCCATTTTAAACCACCAAGAGAGACAAAACTACTTGTTCCTGTAATGCCTCCTGCACCTAAAATAACTAACTGACCTTCTGATACTACCGCTGTTTGCGGTGTAGCGTTAGCAGCTCCAAGAAGCACTAATTGTCCAGCGGATGCTAGGCTTGAAACGGCAGAAATATTTGAGGCCCCAAGATCTATTTGTATAGCAGCTGCGACAATACTTGACGCGCTTATTGTGGCTGCGTCGGTGTTAAGTATTCTGAGTCCAGCTGCGGATGCGCTAGAAGTTAGAGAAACGGCGCTTGCGCCAAGATTAATTTTTCGACCGTCAGCAGTAACAAGCGAAACGCCTGTTACAGCGACCGCACCAAAATCGTATTGAAGATTATTCCAATTAGATTTGTTGTAACGTCCAAAGTTATATGTTTGTTCGGACATTACTCTAAGTCAGGGTTATATCTACGTCACCTGCATTGAATCGAAAAACGTCGCCAGAAGAAACTGTCTTATTGGCGGTTAAACTTGCGTAAGCTAATAAATTACCAGATGAAGAGGCATCAAATATACCAACAGCAACTACTGTTCCATAATCAGCCGTAGCAGTTGGATATTCAACCGCAGCTGAGTTTGTTGCTAAAGTGCCTGTCCCTGAAACAGAAAAAGCCATTGCCTGTCTGGCGTAAGCTGTCCCGGAAGTAGATACCTCGGTTCCTCCACCTGTATCTGAGGGAGCAACAGTATATAAAGCTGCATACACCGCAGAAGGAGAAGTATATGAAGTGTTAGTAAAAACATGCTTTAACAAAGCATCTTCTAAATAGTCTGTAAATCCTGCCATAAATTACCTCTTAGCTCATGTAGTATATATTTTTTTTGGCCTTACCATAAGTTCTTCTTCTTTGTATTAGCGATCCTTTTCCAAACTCACGATACTCTTGTTCCATTCTCATTTCTTCAAGCGCCTTATCAAAAAGATTGCTGAATAACGCAACTCTGTCGTCCTCCATCAAAAAGATAGAAGCGTGTTTCAAAGCTCCATATAAATAAACATCCGGGTGATTACTTGAAACAAAGTTTGTTGTGTTGCTATCGCTCAAACTTGCTAATCTTGCGTAATAAGTCAGCTGTAATGTGTATGATTTATCTGGACTAGGAGCAAACTCCATAGTGTTATCAACCAAAGCAAAATAAATTGGTTGTCCTGTTTGATTATCATTTGCTGCCCTATACATATCCAGGCTTTCTATAGACTGTTGCAAAACAGGTTGAAAATTGTTTGAAGCTATCTCTACGTTTATAGCCTCTAACCAATCTGTCGGTAAAGATAAATATTGAAGCTCTGCTGTGGCTGTTGCTCTCTTAACCATATCAGCAGTTCTTAACATTCTATTTAATTCTGCTTCTGTTTGATCTATAAAACCATCAAGCTCAGAAGTTAAATCACTTCTGTTTAAATAACTAGCAATTCTGGTTTTTAATTCTGAGTACGTCATATTTTGCCTTTCCAAACTCTAAACATTTTATTATCAGGATCGTTAAGCCATCTTTTCAAATGTGGCTTGTCTTTTATTGATCCTTCTCTAAGCATTTTATTATATATAACCATAGGTATTTCTGCGACATGTCTGAACTCTTTTCCTGGTTCTAATTCACTATAATTTTTTACAGCGTCCAGGACAGGTTGGACATCTTGATGAGTTTGGTAAACGTACTTATCGTCCTCGGTTGCAAACTTGTTAGTTAGACCGTTTTTGATGTCTATGATTGTTGTGATTGCCATTTAAAAAAAGGGGGCCGAAGCCCCCTTCCTTTTAGTTATTAACCTGCGTCTGAATCAGATACTTTGACGTCTGCCACGATACCGTGAGCAGCTTCGTTTCTCATTTCTAAGCCGAACTCGACAAGGAGCATCTTAGTTTCAGCATCACCAACTGTTGCAATATCAATAGTTTCAAAATCTCTAAGATATGCTACAGCTGCGTATTCTGGGTCTAACAAGTGAACAGCCTGTTCTCTACTTCTGTTTGAAGGAACTACTTGTAGTTCACCAAAGTCACCAGAGTAGATAGAGACAGAAGCCTCGATAGTATTAGCATCGACAAATTGTCTAGCTTGAGACCTTCCTGTAAAACCAGATATAACTGATTTGTTGTAAGGCCCGACCATCAATAAAGAAGGCTCTGCGCCACTAGCGAAACATTGTTGTTGAACATCTTTAACCATTGCTTCGGTTAAATCTCTTCTAGTTCCGTTAGTTCTAGCTGCTGAGTCAGATCCATTTGCGCCATCACTAGCTTTGTTTACGTTGGTAGCGTACCAAGTTTCCAAAGATCTAGTTTGTCTCGCAGTAGAGACGTTACCAGCATTTTTGGCAATGTTCTGAGTTAACGCTTCTTCCATATCTCTTTTTATAGCTTTCGCCATAATAGCTAGTTGATGCGCCATTTCAGAGTTCTTACCAGCTGTGTCGGTAGCCTCTTGAGACCCGGTTACTGTAGCGTCTCTGCTTGAGATCATTGCTACGTTGGTTGCCCTAGTTGTATTAGTAGAAGTAGATTTACTTAGCTCGAATCCTTCAAGTTGACCTGTTGAAGAAGGAGTTGGTAAAACTTCTGTCTGCCAATCAAATTGGACGTTTGAAATTTGCCTTTTGCCTACCGCTGAAAGGAATGGTGTTTGAGAGGGAGAAATATTATAAATAATATCTGCTAAATCTTCTCTATTACCAATCGCTTCATAAGTATCAAAAGCATTTGTTACTTGTGCCATTTTTTACCTCTTATTTATTTAGCATAGTTTCAAAAACTTTAGCTGCGTCCTGGACTTTCCCGGACTTAGCTAACCTTTGTTTTGCTTTCTTCGCTGGAGCTACCTTCTTGGTTTTGGTTACTGCGCCTGGCTTGGCAACGCGGGAAGCAGCTTTTTGTGTTGGTTTTTTCTTTGTTGCTTCAACAGTTTTGTCGTACAACATAGCTTTCCTCAACCCAAGCAGCGCTCGGTAATCTATCGTAGCGTCTATCTCTTGTGCCGTAAAACCTAGTTTTTCCATCGCAAATTGACGTATTTCTAGCTTTTCTTTTTGTGCAACTTCTGGTTTTGACCACTCTGGAATTTCTTCTAAAAGCCTTTGATTCCCAAGCTCAACAAATTCTTGAATTTGTTTTACTTGTTCGGCCTGTTGTTCTTCTTGAACCCTGGCCTGTTCCTCTTCAACTTTTTTAAGTTGTTCTTTTGCAGCGTTCCATTCTTGTTGCTTTTTAACATAAGCGACAGGATCTTGCTCGTATAGTGCGTCCCAATCTGGCTCGTTTCCAAGTTGACCCTGTATTTGAGTCTCCAATTTTGGTAACAACTGTGCGTAGATCGCATCTTTCTCCGCTAACTCTTTGTCCTTTTGTTCTACAGATTTTGCCTGTTCCGCGAGTTTTTGAGTTTTGCGCGTATAATCTTGTTGCCTAGAATATCCAGCCATTAACTCTTCTTCCGTCACCTCATATTCAACTCCATCAACTTTGACAGAGAAAGTTTGAGGTTGGTTTGAATCTTCTGCTAGATCTTGTTCTTCAACTTCTTCTTCGGTTTCTTCCTCTTCTTCTAACTCCTCATCAATATCATCATCAATCTCGTCGTCAGCCTCAGGTTCTAAAACCTCTTCCTCGGTTATTTCTTCGACTTCCTGGACTTCATCTTCTGCGGTTTCTTCTATTGGCTCTTGTGGGGCCAAGAAACCCTCAAAGGATGCTGTGGTCTCTTCTAAGTCATTTCTTAAAGCAGTCGGTTTCTCGATGTTGCTCATATATACCTCGTTTAGTTAGTTATTTTATATTGTCTTAAAGAACATTCCTAATTTTATTAATGTGAGTTTTGGTAAGTTTGCCCTTCTCGACAATAATTCTTAAATGTTTTTCTATCTCTGGAATCAGTTGGATGGCTTTGTGTATTGATTCTCTTTCGTTGACATCTTCTAAATTGGTGCTTTGCAACCATTTTGTTATGTATTCTTCTTTGAGTTTTTGCAAAGCATCTTGAAATACTTCACTATCTAATATTTGTTCTGCCAGGAGCGATTTACGAGCTTCTTCTTCTGTAATCATAAAACCATTAACTTAAACACCAAGGACGCTAACAAAGAAATAATTATACCTGCTATCCACCATAGTCTGACTGTGTTCTGCGATATTAATTCTTCCAGGCGATCAAATCTGTCGTTTGCATTGCTCCAGCGTTCAGCACAAACAGCCTCATGCTGATCTATTTGAGCTGCGACTTCTTTTACTGTTGCCCTAGCCATTAGTAACTCCAAATAGTAGGTCTTGTTTTTCCATGTGTTTCATCTGCAATGTCTAAATGTATAAATCTTCCTTGGCCTTTTTGGTTCACACCTATTCCTGTAAAACCGTGTTTCGGCGCTGTAGTGACAATTTTATACGCTTGTTCACCATAAGACAAAATATCTACTGCTAAACCCATGACATGTGTACCAGGTTTACTTTTGTGAATTTCATTTGGATGTTCCGGGCATCTGTAACCAGAAGTAATTACAAAGGGAAAAGCTAATTCAGTTCGTAAACTTTGCAGCCTATCAACTAGGTTATGACTTATTAAATTTTTGCCACAATGTCTGCAAGCAAACTCATCTAAATTAAAATTTTCCCAGGACATCAATCGTCCCCTTTAGCAACTTTCTTTTGTTTTTCAAAAGTCCTGAGTCCTGCCATCCCAAGCATTGCCATAAGTATGGTTGATAACTGACTGAAATCAAATTCTGGCAGTTGAACTTGAATACCCCAAATGCCAACGCCAAACTGAACCATAGGAGCTATGATGAAATGATAAGCCATAGCAAAACTACATACCCAGCCAACTGAGGGCCTCCAACCTGCAACAAACCAATTTTTACTAGCAGCCTCAATTTTATTGACTTCTATTTGTGCTAGGTTAGCAGTTTGTAATTGTGTCTTGAGTTCATGCTCAAGTTGCATTTTTAAGTTTTTATCTGCAACAAATTTATTTAGTACGCTGCCAGCAATGCCGACAACTGAGTTGGTTATTGGATCAGCCATTAGTCTTTCCTCTTATCTTTTTGATTTGCTTTAGCTATTTTATCTTTTTCTATTAAATGCGGCACTCCCAGAATTGTTTTTAGCAATATGTCCTGGCGTATAATTTCATTATCAACGGATCTTACTCTGTCAATAAGCTGTATAAGAATTTGTGTTTGGGAATCTAATTTTGAGTCTAATCTTTTTTCGACGGCCTGGAGAGACTCGTTTATTTTGTCATCTACCACATCTATTTTTTGCTCCATGCCATTTACTATTTTATTTAACAACTTCCATAAGAAAAAACCTAAACCAAGAGTTGCCGCAATAGGAAAGCCAACTTCGTTAATAATAGTAACAATTTCATTCATAGCCTACCAAGGCCAATTATTACTTACCGTGCGTTCTTTGAACCGCAAAGTTAGCAGTCAAAGAGGCGCCTTTATGTTTTACAAAGCGCCCGCCATGTTTCATAAGTTTTAAACTACCGTCTTTTTGTTTCATCCAATGATAGCCTTTTGGCGCTTTTACCTTCATTTTTTCTTTTTCTTTTTAGTTTTTAGTTTTTTAAAATCTGCCCCGGTAATCTTAGTTCTTGGCTTTGCTACCCTGGCTAACTTCTTTTGTTTAGGTGAATATTTTTTAAAAGGCATATTACTTTCCGTATTTTTTCATACCTTTCTTTTTTTTCATCTTAGGTTTCTTCATACCTTTCTTTTTCATACCGTGTTTCATTTTTAACTCCTTTTTTTGGATTTAGATGATTTTAACAAATCGGCGTCAGCCTTTCTAGCTCCGCCTTTCCCGGTGGCAAACGATCGAACGCGTCCTGCGGCCCAGGCATGTTGAGAAGTCTTTGGTCTGGAACCTGACGAAAAATAAGCCGCCGCACCCCTGGAATAAACTTTTCTCAAAACTGATTTAGAAATACCGCTGGACTTATGATATTTATTTATGACATCTTCTTTGGCGCTCATCCTTTGCTCCTTTGTTTACTAATGCGTTTCATCATTGCTGGGGTAAGTTTACCTTGGCGATAAAGTCTCGCTGTTCTTTTTATCTCTGCTTCTCTAGCTTTTGGATTCTTAGAGCCACGAACATATTTTTTTGGCACTCCGCTTTTTGTTTTGGCTACTTTTTTAAATTTTCTTTTTGCTACCATTTTACTTTATGACTCCAAAATCGAGCGCTTAACTTACTTGGGTTTGGATCTTGAGCGTTATGCCTGGCGTAATATGATTTGCGCCTGGCTTTATCTTTTTTTGTTTTTGGATTTTTACCTGTGCCTTTGACGCCTTGTTGTCCAAACCTTATGGTTTTTATTTTATCACCTTGTTTAGCAACAACAACATGCGATTTTGTTGGATGATTAGGTGTTCTTTTAGGTTTGTTATAGCCACTAACACCAACTTTTTTTAACCTTGGATCTGCCATTAGTGTATTGTTTTTTCGTCAAAATAAATTATTTCAGAATCTAAATCAATGCGGTCATCAAACAAAGTTTTCATAATCATAATTGCTTCCTTAAAAGACTTGGCTTTGAGTTCGTAGGCTGAGTAAACGTATTCACCTTCGAGTATCTCAAGATCATAATATTTATGAAGTGTTGTTTTCTGTGACATTACTGAACAATCCTTGCGCCTGTATTTTTGCCGCTTCTCTTATCATTTCGCGGTCTCTTTCCATAATAGCATTGATTTCAGCGATGTTAACTTGTGTACCGTACTTTCCTTGCAATTCGAGTGCTTTTAAGCGTATTTGTGCTTCTTCAATATCACGTTGTCTATCATCATCCATAATGATTTTCATACGATCGGTTTCAGCGTCAATAACTGCTTTCTGCGCTTGAACTTGTGCTTTTTGTGTTTCTGCCTGGGCCAACAACTCAGCCGGATCTGGTTTAGGTGGCTGTTGTGGTCTTGGCTGTTGAGGTGGAACATTTGGAGTAATAAAGTTAGATCCATCTTTTATCCCCGACAGTTCCATAAACCTGGTCAAAGTATTGGCATACTGTTGTAAATTAACTAGCGGATTGTTTGGCCCTAGTTGTTGCAAGATTTGTTCTTGTTTACTAATGAGTGTTGCCATTGTAGATAAAGTTTGTTCATCGCTGGT